CATCAGTTCAAACTCCCAATTTTAGCCAACCAATCAACTAACAAAGGTGCTATAACACCAATAAATAAAAAAACACAAACAGCAGATAATCCCCAATAAAGGAATTTAAAATGCGATTCATGTTCTCCAACTTTGCCTTCTAAAGTGTCTAGGCGTTCGCCAAATTTCTGTGTTCCTTTGGTCTGTTCCTCAATCCTTACTAGTCGTTGTTGAATATCCATCAACGTTTTAGTAACGTTAATTCCATCATTTTCTGTCATGACATATCTTTGTCCTCTCCTTTATCTTTTTCATTTAATTTATCGGATAACTTATTGAAAACCAACCGTAATAAGTTTGGCTTGCCGAATCATTTGGAGTCAAAGCTAACGTAACGGCACCAGTCGAAGTTATTTGCATGATACCAATACCTGAACCATTAGAAGTCGATGACGCATTTTTCAAAACAATATCAAAATTCATCGTGTCGCTAGGAACTGTCCAGCTTGGCATTGTAAACAAAGTACTATTTTGTTGAATCGGATAAAGTTTGTTACAAGTTACATAAATAATTCCGTTATTAATTCTGTATTGCAATCTAGTAGCAGTGCCAGTAGACGGAACAATTGTCTGCCAGCTGGAATTTAAATAGACAGCGCGATGAGTACTGGTAGTAGCTGAGGTTGCAGTTGAAGTAAATGAAACCAAAGGAAATTCATAAACGGATCCACCATTATTCAAATCATCCTGTGTCACAATCTGTTGAGGAATGGCACTAACATAAATTTGGTTAACCGTAACTGAATAGTCAGAATCTCCGGCAGTTCCAAAAACATCATTTGTTTTAGTCAAATCAATGACTAAACATATATATCCGGAAGAATTGGCTGGAATCGTTACTGTTTCTGGGATGGTTATCTCTACTAAACGACCGGCAATAATTGCCTGACCAGTATCGATAGTTGCTACTAATCCATCAACGGTTACGTTGAAGCTATTTCCCCTATTTAAAATTCCACTGATATCTCCTGATAGGCCACTATACAAAGAGGCATCGTTAGCTGGACTGACAAAATTGCGGTCCGATTGATACATTGTTATTGCCATATAAATCTCCTTTCTTTTTAATCCGAACTGCTAAAGGCATCAGACAGTGAATTTCTTAAGTTCCCGAAAGTCACTGAAATTGTGTCATCACTACTAGACATTTCATAAGCCGTTAGGACACTTGAATAAGTCGTTTGGTTATAAACAATTGTTGCCAATAAACCAATTTCCAACTGCTCGACACTAAAGAAATTGTTTTCAATCGGCATGGAAAATATAATTTGATGGCTGTATTCGTTACCGGTTAAGGTTTGATCTGCAATTTGTGCATAAGTTGAATTATCGGTTGCGGTTTTATCAAATAGGGAAATAGTTATCTGTGTTGGTTGAACCACATTACTGTTAATAGAACTAACAATCGTGCCATCTTTTTGGAGCCAATACTTGGTTAGTATGCTTGGATTTTCCATATCCGTGGATGCCTGGTCAACGATCCATAGCTCGTTAGCATATCCTCTTAACAATCGACTATCCGTAACCTGCCAATTAGTAAATACAGCGATGTTATTTTTGATTTGGATTTTATCTGAAACCTGATGAATATTAACAACTGGATAATAAAAAGGAACACCATTAGATGTTCCTTGTTTTAAAGAGCTGATACTCATAACTATATTGTGTAAAGTTAAACCTCGTTCAATATAATCAACCAAATTGTAAGTATCGATCGTATCGGAATTAGTAACAGAAAACGAAGTATTGGTTGAATTATTCAAACTATAGCTAAGAGCATTCGTGGTTGCAGTAGAAGTAAAGTAATTTTTAATCAATTTAATAAGATGCGCTTCAAAACTAGTCCCAGTCTTAGCTGTGACGATAATATCCCCATTTAAAATGTTTCTAAAATCAGCAACCGTTAGAGTATCGACTTGATCATCACTATCTAGATCAACTGAACTTAAAACACCGAAGTATAAGAGATTGCTGCTATTTTGAATTCTAATTGCAATGTAGTCTCCCAAAGAACTGGCGCCATTATCATTTAAGACAAAAGTTGAATTCGAATTATCGATGTAATCGTATATTAGATCATAATCCAAGACTGGATAAATCCCTTTAACTTGTAAGTTATTACCGTTCAGAATAGTTGCTTGTAATGGAATACTCATACCAACAGCCTTTCTTCTTTGTAAGTAAGTTGAACACCAGCAGTCTTGTCAATATAAAAGACGATCGTTGAATCGCCTTCAGGAATTAATATATAGTTCGTCTTAGTAATGTCCTGGTATTGAGAAATATTGACATAGGAACCATCAGGATTATAAATCCGAGCATATTGGTCTTCAGGATAAGAACTCACAACTAGCTGCTGATTATCAGTTAGCGTTACATCAAAAGCATCAGAAGCAATTGTTATGCCATTCTGTAAAACTTCCCAGCTAACATTTGTTGTCGTTGGTCCAGTTATTGTAATTAAACAAGGAGATCCATTTTGCAAACCGAAATATTCAGAAGAGTTAGAAACAGGAATTGCTTTTTGATTTAAATTGCGACCAGATTCAATATAGGTATAAGGGAATAAATAATTAAGATTAGATCCTAAAATGAAAGCAAATGTTTCACTACCGTTATCAAAAATATAGTTACCCGAAGCATGTGGAAAAGTAAAGTTGAAATTATAACCGGTGTTCTGGGGTAAAACAGTAAAATCAACTTCGTGAGCGTTGATTTCCATTAAATAAAGATAACCGTCAGTAACCTTTAAGGACCATTGAGTAGCGTCTACTGTATCAGAAATATAAGCATTTAATTGCGAACCTGAATTAATCATTGGTTCGGAAAAAAGAATCGTTCCAGTTCCTAAATTCTGAAAACGTAAACGTAAATAAGTGGTAGAGGAAGATGTTGGAGTAAAAGATCCAGTGAGCTGAATCCAGTTTCCAACTGCCGTTGTAGTACTTATTAAAACCTCAGCTTCTGTTCCTGCATCACTTCCGGAAACGATTCCTCGCCCTTCAAGATGAACACTGGCAGCGGTACTTAAAGTGTCCGTAACTTTATACCAAACTGACCAATAATAAGTTGAATTTAAAGTAGGCACAATATTTTTAGAGACAACCACATTGGAAGCAGAAGCAGAAGTGGAAGCCATTTGTATGGCATTATGCGTCTTTCCAACTGAATCAGTGTAAACACCAGACAATATTGTTGAAATAGTATTAGCGCTATTCCAACCAGCAGTAGATGCACTTTGCAATCCTAATAGCATTTCAGAATCGGCTGTTAAGTTGTTATAGCCTAAATTAGCCTGACTATAAATTAATCCAACGGTGTTTTGAGTTAATTGAATCGATTGTCCAGCTGTCACTTTTGTTGAAAGAGTACTGCTTCCATCGGAATTATCATGAATAATAATCGTATCGCTGGGAGCAGCAACGGTCTGATCAGGATTAGGCGATGTATTTAGTTGTTGGCTTCCAACAATATTTCCATCGTTATCTTTAACAGAAACCAATGCATTTTGAATTTCCGAACTGCCAGAAACCTGTATTGTTCCAGTCGCTGATCCATTATCGTGTATACTTGCTAAATCTATTCCAGAGGAATTAATCAATGTTTGATCAGGAAAAGATACTGAATCATCTGTAGCATTTCTTTTTATACTCGTATTGTATATTTTTCCATATAATCCAAGATTAGGGTCATTACTATAACTTACATATTCTTCCGATTGCAATTGGTACCAAGCTGTATAAAACTCTAAAATAAAAGCTTCGTTTAAGCGATCAGCAGCAATTATCGTACTACCACCTTTTTCGGTCTTCGTAATACTTTGTAAGTTAGCTTTACGATACCAAGTTCCAGCATCAGTTGTATAAGCCAATGTATATGGCGGATAAGCCAAAAACGAAGCAAAATCAGCAAATGTTTGATAACTTTGACTACTTATATCACCAAACTGTATATATACTTCATAAGGGTTTGAAGTTGGATCTGTTAGTTGGCTGTTGGTTCTAATGAAACTTGAATTATAGACAGAATAGGTATTAGTCATATATAATCCTAAACCGATTGGGGTATAAGCACGCAGAGTGTTGCTTTGTATATCAACGGTCTTTCCTTGTGCGTTTGTTAATTGAAACATACTGCCGATCATGCCAACCCCTTTACTGCCCGGCTAACTATTGCACGGGAAAATTTATTTGCTGTGATGTTATCAACGGTTTGATTACTCTTTTGTTGTTCAGACAGTTGACTAGATGACAACTGTACCAACTTGCTCATTAGGGATTCAAGATTACTCGTACTCATACTGCTTGTCGAATCTGAAGATGTTGCGGCCGCACTATTATTTACAATCTTGTTCGTTTCGTTTAATAACTCAACTGCTCTTGAATGTTTTTCAAGATCAAGAGGAATTGCAACCTCTGGACCAGCTTCACCGAAAATAGAAGGTGTATTAGCAAATCCACCGTATGCATATTTCTTTGTTCCAGTTGGACCCCAACCACCTTTGACACTAATATCGGCTAGCCAGTTACTATCATTGAACATCGCAAGTAATTGATCATAGCCGTTGAGGATATTGGCCTTGACACCTTTTGGTTCCCAATAATCCAACGTTGGTTGAATGTATTGCAATAGTCCTTTAGATGGTGTTCCTTTAGCAGCGTTTGAATCCCAGTCGTTAACAACAGTTGCACTACCACCAGATTCTTGATTAATTCGTTTTAGAACAGCGGTCATACCAGCAGCTGTTAAATTGACATCCATCTTTTTGGCTGCTTCTTTAATAATTGGTTCCCAACGAGTAACTCCAGAACCAGATGGGTTAGATTCCGCACTATCATGTGAAGATTTCAAAGACTTCAACAATTTGGTTAATGGGTCAGATATTCCTTCAACTAGTCCTTTACCTAATGAAGTCGATAAATCATCAACGAGATCACTAGCACCGCCGACTGTACTGCTAACGGCTTTAGTCATAACTTTTTCTAAATCTTGAACAGGATGAGCGATAATATCAGTTAATTCGGTCCATTTATCCTTGAACCATGAACCGATAGAACTCAGCCAGCCATCAGTACCAGAAGCAAAATGACTAACAGAATCGCCAAGAATTGATCTAGTTGCTTCATAAGGAACAACTGTTTCACCACCTGAGAAGTTAACTAAGCGATTTTTACCAGAAAGAACATGCATGTCACCAGAGTTATCAATGATCGCTTCTTTACCTTTGCCATCGTTAACCATTGCTAATCCAGCAGGTGCACCATTTTGTGTTCCATTAGCAAACTTAGGAATCTTCTTAATTGCAGTTTTTGAACCACCAAAATCGTGGATAACATCGTCAATACCACCAATTCCATCATTAATTATGCCAATAACATCATTAATTCCGGTTTTGGCATCTTTTTTAATATCTTTCCAAATATCACCAAAGAAGTCTCTGACACCACCCCACATATCTTTCCATGCACCACTAATCGTTTTTAAAACAGGGCTAATTTTGTCAGATATCCAGTTCCAACCATCCGATCCAACTTTTTCCAAGTCTTTCCAGACTGTTTTAAAGAAATCTACAACATCATTCCAAATCGACTTGAAAAACTTATAAATGCCATTGAAGACACTTTCGAAGGTATCTGAAATCCAATTCCATGCTACTGATCCAACTTTTTCAATTGATTTCCAAATGCCACCATAAAAACTAAGTTCAGCTTTTAGAACAGTTTCAACAATCTTTTTAATAGCATTAAAACCCTTCGAGAAGAAACCTGAAATGTCATTCCACCAACTCGTAATCGTTTTCGAGACTGCTTTTTCTGCTGATTCGAATGGTTTGGTGATGTATTTGTCCCACCAGGAACCAACTGCTTTTCCAACTGCTTCAAAACCTTTTTTAAACGGTTTGGCAATGTTTTTAGACCACCAAGAACTTATTGAATCAATTACTTTCACAAGTAATTTAATAATTGGAGTTAAGATAATCATCTCTAAGCCAATGGGAAAGGCAATTGCATAAATTAGAATTTTGCCAAGTGTTTTAAATAGTTTTTCAGCACCGGAAATAAATGAGTTCCAACCTTTTTTAAAAGCCGTTCCTAAAGAAGAAAAGAATTTACTGATACTTTTACCTGCATCACTAAACCACGTCCCTATATCTTTAGCCCATTTACTAATAGTTTTGCCAATATTATCAAACCATTTTCCAATATCCCCAAATATTTTTGAGATATCTTTTCCAAGACCGACAAACCATTTGACTGTACCTTTATACATATCTTCACAGTCTTTAATGAGGCCGTTTACAAAAGCACGAAATTTAGCATCATGCTTATAAAGTTCAACTAAAGCAACTACTACGGCAGCAATAGCCGTAACAATTATTCCTAAAACGTTTCCTTTCATTACCAGATTCAAAGCTTTTTGTGCAACAGTCATACCTTCTGTGGCAGTTTTCCAAGCTTTAAAAGCTCCAATCATGCCACTTATGCCTGAAATCATAGCAGTAATTCCAGAAGTTATTTTGACTGCCACAAAAGCTCCAACAATAGCAGAGCCAACAGCTTCGATCGCATTCTTATGACTAGAAATAGTTTTTAAAGCAGTTGAAATATCACCCAATGGATCCTTGGCCTTTTTACTATTGCCAGTAATATCATTGAATGCCTTAGCGATTCCGGTAATCATATCTTTGGCTGTATTCCAAATACCAACGGCAAACGCTTTGGCAATTCCACCAATACTCGTAACCAGAGTTGAAATATCTTTCTGATGGTTGCCAATATAACTAATGAAAGAAGCGAATTTAGTTGCTGTTCCAGCAATTGCAGTTCCCAAACCTTGAAATAATTTTTGTGTTGCATTGGAAGAAAGAACCTTCGTAATAGCACTTAAGCCAGTGCTTTGAACAGAGACTAAAGGCTTAGCCATGGCTGCTTCGGCATTCTGCCAAGATCCCTTCAACTTGTCCATTGCTCCTTCAGAAGTTTTGCCAAAACTCGAAAAAGTTGATGATGAATTATTGCTAATCTTGCCCAATAATGATTCAAGTTGAGCTGAAGTCATTTTACCGGCACCAACCATTGAAGTAAATGCTGTTGTTGACATCCCAGCGGCTTTAGCCAAAGCTGCGCCAATTCCAGGTGCTTGTTTTTCCATTCGTTCCAAATTAGCAGTTGTCATTGTGCCAGATTGTGCTACTTTGTCCAAAGTAGAGCCTAAGGTAGTTGTTTGATCACCTGATAATCTTAAGGAGGCGCCTAAAGTGGCAACACCTTTTGTTAAGGTTTCAGCACTCGAAACTGATCCCGTTAGTGAATAGAATTTCTTTTGAAGACTGGTTACATTATCTTCACTCAGACCTGTAGCAGCTCTCAAACTTTTCATTTCAGAAGTTAATGATTTTATTCCGGTATCATTAACACCTAAAGTTTTCCAAACAGCCTCATTCTTTTCAGCGCTTTCAGCCAGTTCTAATGATTCAGTAGCTACGTTTTTTATATTTCCAGCTAAATTCTGAACAGCATTAGTAATAGTTGTTCCAATAAAAGAGCCTTTAATAATATCGCCTAAACTACTGGTTGATTTTGAAGTTTTGTCTTCGGCAGACTTAACACCTAGAACCTTGTCTTTTAAGCTTGTAAAGAAACCACCCGAAGAACTCTTATCAGTCTGCGATTGCAAATCCTTAGCTTGATTTTTAGCTTCTGCCATACTCTTAGCAGTTTCATTTACTCGAACGGTTTGTTTAGCAATTGCTTCAGAATTATCGCCTTCAGCTGATTTTAATTTATCAAGCTCCTCTTTTTGTTTGGTGTATAAATCACTTAATAAAGACTGCTGATCCTTTAAACCATTGATTTTAGTTTTCGTGGCTTCAGATTCGTTGCCTTCAGCTTTTAATCTTTCAACATAAGAATTAGTAACAGAAACAGATTGTTTGATCGAATCATTAAGTTTTAAAATTCCAGAATTTTGTAACTCAAAAGCATCTTTGGCTTTAGTTTGTTGAGTAGTTAATGAAATTAATTTAGTAGTTGCACCGTCAACTTGCTTTTGATAACTTGAATACCGTTGTTGACCTTCATTGGTCTCAGTATTAACTTTGCTCTGTTCAGACTTTAAGCGATCCAAAACAGCTTGTTGTTTGGAAACCGCATCGCTTAAGCCCTCATATTTCGTTTTAGCAGCGGATAATGTGTCGCCACTTGATTTTAGAACGGCTTCATGTGCTTTCCAGGAAGAAGTGGCTTCGCTGACAGCCGTCTTTAATGTTTTTAATGTATCTATCGCTTGGGTTCCGTCTAATGTGACCTTAGTTCCCATTTCGCCGGTGACTTTGCTGTCTGCCATAAATTACCCCTTTCCTGAAAGTGCTCTGAACAAATTCATTGGATCTTGGACACGATCCTTCTTTTCTTTAGCACTCATTACCTCGATTAATTCGTAATAATCAGTATCGAAGAATTCGTCTAAGCCCCAGTGCCAATACTGCATGGCGTTTTTGGCAAATAAATTGAAATCTTCTAATTCGTTTCGAAGCCTAAACACCCGTTCTCCGGGCGATTCTATTTTTTTGGCTCTTCACTAACTTTCGCTTCTTGGGAATTATTAAGAAGTTTTGAAATTACATTGCCAAGTACATCGCCTGTTTCTTTGAAATCTAAGTCATCAAACATATCGGCTTGTTTAGCATTTAGTTTTAAGACATCACACAAGAAAGCTTTTTCTTCATCAAAGAATGCCAGAGTATTTTCGCTAACCTCAGCCATTGATTTATCTTGCGTGTCATCAATCTTGCTTGCTGCTAACTGCAACTTGATAGCTTTCTTTATATTCCGATTTGAAGCCTTAACCACGAATGGTTGAGACTGAAATTCTTTAACAGTAATTTTCATAATTTCTCCTAAATTTATGTACAAAAAACGGGCATCTCAACCCGTCAGGAAGTTTTTAAGTCTTCTTCGCTTTATTTATTTTTTGAATAAAACAATCTTATCCGTAAAAATCATCACCTAAGACATCTTCTGGTGAACAACTATATGACGTTTCTTGAACAGCTATTTTCCATTGGCCGCTAGTTAGGTCAACAGAAACAGTAGCATCTCCATTCTCATCGGTAGCTATATCAGAAACATCATACTTGGGTATAAGACCTGTCGGATTATCATCTGTAATAGCTGTTTGATCAGTAACTGAATACCAATGCATGAGCTTATAAGTCGTTGATGGTGTGCCCTTAAAGGCTAACGAATTATCTTCTACTTCACTTTCGATAAGCAAGTTTCGATAATAACTCAAGCTACCATCACTAAGAACCAGGCTATTAATGGCTTTGTCAACTGTAAAATAAGCACTTTCAACTAGATAAGCATTCAAACCAGCTTGTAATAAACCAGCAGACTTTTGTTGCAAGAAAACATCTTTAGGCGAGGACCATAATGTTATTTGCGTCATTAAGCAAGTACCCCCTCACTAGTAGTTGATTGAACTGCAACAATATCTTCCGGTGCAACACACCAATTGCCAGAATTAGAGCCAACAGACAATTTAAATTCAGATACAGGAATCCCCGTTGCGCTGGAATCACTTCTGATATAAATAGCTGCCGTCTGACTCAAAGCATCATTCCAATCTTGGTAAGCAGCATGTCCACTATCAGTATCAACGGAAACAGCTCCACTAATTTCAATTGGCATGGCCAAATCAGATGCCGTAATCGTATAAGTTGGACTACCAAGAATGGTGTTCCAACTATTGGATCCCTGATTACCAGCTCCTGCAGTTTGTCCTTTCATTTGCAAATTAATTTGTTGACCAATTATTGCCTGAGCAGGAATATCTGCAATACAACTTATCACTAGGCCGCTAATATTCCCAAGCTCTTTAATGTAAGAATTATATATTGTAGATGAATCAACGATTGTTACCCAATTATTTGCTGTAAGGGCTGTTAACCCAGCGGTTTTTAAGAACAAATTTCGATTATAAATAATATTTCCACTTTCATCGGTAACTTGATCGATTGCCGTTGTTCCCAACATATAAATTGGGTCACCAATATCTGGCTGAATTTTATAAATACCATTGGGATCAATGTATGAAGCGTTGTTATACTGATTTATCGTAGGTTCATAAACAGTATAAGATTGAGTTTGGATTTGATTAGCACCAAATGTCAGACCAAACTTACTGACCGCTACTGGGAAATACATAACCACCAAATACATCAGCATACATCGACGTAGCATCGAACAATGGATCAGCATCGTAATAAGTCTTGATTGCTTCACCGTTCCATGCATCGGCACCAATAGCAGTGTATGTTAAGGTATCATCTGCACGTGTTTCAGCGTTCGTATCAGTTCCGTTACTTGAATCGGGGTTAACCAATTCACCGTTTGTGAAACCAAAGTAAACATTGTTTTTGCGGTCAAGTGTTTGTGTCCCGATTAACATAGCAACACGTGGCTTACTAGAAATCGTGTAACCACCTTTGCCATCAGAAACACGTCCGAGCAATTTGTTCAGAATGTCGTATGGCAAATCATTGAAGTCAAGGGCAACGCTTGGTGTACCCTTGGCAATTGAAAGATCAACAACCTTATTGTTTCCATAAATTTGTGTAGGTGCGACTTCGATACCAGTAATGTTGGCAGTCTTAGCACTAATAACGCCATCATCAACCTGATATAATCCTGAAGTGGACAATCCACTTGTTCCGGCAACGATCTTGCCCGTATCATCTATTAATCCGAACTGGACTAACTTTAAACCAACTGTAGCCATTAGCTACCTCCTAAAATATTTTGTAATTTTGATACATAAATTGTTTTGATCGCTTGACCTGTATCGGGGTCTTGGCTTTCATCTTGCCTTTGAATTGACCAACCAGCGGCTAGAAAAGCTTTCATTAATGCAACTTCGCATTGGTCCGTATCTGATGAAAAGTTAAGCGAATAAAAAAGCTGTATTTCAACAGCCTTCAATAGTTCTGAAAATGAATCATTTCCCCAAGTTGTTGGAGAATTATCAACGCCCGTAATTAAACAGTCCGTTACGTTATTTCCTGCTTGATCTTCTGCTTTCAAATCGTCTTCTGGGATAAAATCCAAATATAAATTGTCAATCCAAGAAAAGGAATTATCTGTAATTACTTTGGCTGCCATGTCAACAGCTTTCATCAGAAATTAACCCCCTTTGATTTCATAATCTTTTTATATTCAGCTTCTTTAGCTTCCTCAATGGCTTCCTTGGCTTCTTTTCGTGCGTTGTCAACGAAATGATCGCCCTGAATATGTTTGGTACCATCATTCAAGAAACGAGCTATATAAGCCTTTTTGGTATCAAATCCATAAATTGAGCTTCCGTCTTTGTTGCCATTCACGTTATTGGCTTCAGATAAAATTGAATCAGCTAAATGGACATCCTTGCCTGTTTTTCTCTTGCGATAATGCTTATCCTTTGTGGCTTGTTGCAAAACCTTAGCGCCAACGTCAGCACCTGCTTTATTGATTTTTGTTTGCTCATCAACAGAAAGATTTGCAACCTTGCCAATACTATTAACCCAACTTTCCATTTGCGAAGATAAATCACTATCCACCATTAGCCTGCACTTCCGATCTGTGTATTTTTTCTAACAGTAACAATGTCATATGGATCGAGGTTAAAGCTTTCATCTGGAGAGATTGAAACAATATCGTACACAATGCCATCCAATTGAATCTTCAAAAGAGATTGGATCAGAGGATCGTGTCTGAATACTAAATCAACCGTATCTTGCATATTAAAGTTGGTTAATTGATAAGTTTGATTCATCGTGCGAGTACGAACCGCACAGAACCGAGAAAATTGCTTATTGAAGACTTTTAAAATATTGCCTGTGTTTGGGTTTCTGCCGTCTTTACTCGTGCCTAAATCAGCACGTTTGTTAAGTTGAATGAAGTTAATCGCCATCATCGTCACCTGAATCATCAGGATTCAAAGATATTTGCCAATCTTCCCACATTGCACGTAACTGATAAATGATACTATCGGAAACCAAAGGCACAGGAGCAGCAGAAACATTTGTTAACGCATCTCTGTTTGAATAATACGCACTTGCAAGAGCAATTGTGGCTGTATCAAATAACGGAGATACATCAGAACGTGAATAAAAAGTATTATTGGCATCATCTGCACCAATTGCATTAGTCAAATAGGCAACAGCGGCTTTTATATAACCTTGTAGCAGGTTATCATCCGTATCAACATCAACACGTACAGAATTCTTTAAATCCGCTAATTGAACTGTCATAAATTGCCCTTTCTAACAGGCTTCTCACCCTGTTCGTAAGTTTTTAGCCTTAGTCGCTATAAAAATAATCAACTTGCAGATGAACTAGAGCTTGCAGCGAAGTTAGCTTGCTGGTCAGCAATTGCAGTGAACGAACCAGCAACAAAGGCTTCAGTATCAGTCGGTTCAACATCGAAACGATCGATAACACGGATCTTCGTCTGATCTTTCTCAAATGAACCAGCGCCAATGTTTGTAGAGAGCAATTCCATGTTTTCACGGTCGAACAAAGTAACGGCTTGTGAAAGATCACCATAATACAGAGGATATTGTGGAGCTGAAGCAGTTCCGGCAGATGGTAGCCAACGGTCAGAAATCATAACAATTGGATGACCAAGCATTGTCATACCCATACCTGCTTGGTTGTTTGGCTGGATCAAGTAGTTACCAAAGGCATCCTTGACTTGATGTAACTTAGCGCAACCAGAAACATTAGTCATAAATACAGAAGTATTGATGATTGCAGGGTCGACAGAAGTATCAGCAAGGTTGATAACATCATCGAACTTGGCAATAGATGGCTTGCCAGGCAAAGCAGAAACGGCACTCAAAATCTTTTGGTTACGAGTAACAACAACTTTACGTGCAATCCAGCTTTCAAGCCAAGCAAGAATATTTTCATCAGTGTCTTTCAACAGAGAATTAGTAACCGTGTTGATCCCAGCATAACGATGGATAGCGTAAGAAACTTTAGTCAAACGAGGATCATCGTTGTCACCAATCGTTGCGGTCTCATCATCCAAGTCGGCCAATGGAGTAACATCAGTCCACTTTTCATATACACGAGAACCGGTTTGCGTACCAACTGATTCAACTTTTACATATTGTTGAAGAGAAGCATACTGACGAACTAATGTGTTGATAGCAGTTTCAATATCCTGAGGGATAACCAAACCAGAACCAAGAGCACCGGCAACAGTTGCTGGGTCATCAGTCGATGAAGTCAGCATATTCAAAACACGTGGATCATTTCTAATTAACCCACGAAAGTTATTAACGAAATCTTTTTTGATTTCTACGATGTCTTTCTTTGGTTTAACATCAGAAACAACATCTTTGACTTCTTGCTTTGGCTTGATAACTTTGGCATCTTTGCGAGCTTGTTCCAAAGCATCTTTCAAGTCGTTGCGGCGTGATACTTCTTTATCACGTTGGCCTTTCAAATCTTTAACAGCTGCTTCATCATAGTTCTCGTCATCGAGGACGGCAGTGTTAATTTTTGCATTGAGGTCTGAAACTTTTTGTCCAGAAGCAACCCATGCATCATTAATTTCGTTTACGTTCATTTTTTATCTCCTAATAAAATAGCCAGCTTGCGTTGTCTTAACGATGGCTGACTATTAGTTTTTTTATTTTCTTTTGGTGCAACTTCCTCTGAATCTTCTTCAGAAGGTATTTGTGCTTCACTGATTTTGTCAAAGGCTTTTGCTTTGCCCATGAGAAGATTGAATTTATCAATCGTTTCTCTTGAAGGCAACTTTGCAATGGAATTAGCAAACACCGGAGCTTTATCACTTGCGGTTTGAGTTTTGCTTGTAAATGCCATTTCGTCTGCAAAGCCTTTGTCAATTGCTGTTTTGGCATCCATAAAGGTTTGATTGCTCATTAATTGGAACAAGTCACTTTGGCTCATCCCCGTTTTCAGCATGTATGCGTTAGCAATTCCAATATCAACGCTGTCATTTTGAGCAGCCATTTGACGAAGCTCATCAGCATTAGCACTATCAGTCGCAGCCAAGCATTTGTGAATCATAATCTGTGCCGTTGGTGAAATAGAAATCTTGTCACCAGCCATCGCAATGATAGAAGCAGCAGAAGCGGCAATGCCTTGAATAAAGACATTAACTTGTCCTGGATAAGCTTTAAGCATTGAATAAATTTGACTTGCAGCACTTACTTCACCGCCATTGGAATCAATATCAATTTCAATATCTTCGTTGGCTTTAGCACTTGCCAGAGCGTTTTGAATTTGCTCTGGAGCAACATAATTCATACCGAAGAATTGATACATTGGTTCTGAATCGGCACCAATAATGTCGTTTTTAACATCAATTTGTACTGTCAACATTTTCTCCTTCCTGTGGCGGATCTGCTGCCACACCATTCGGAACATTTTGTGAAAGATAACCAGATTCTTTAAGGGCAATAAAAACTTGAGCAGCCGTTAAATTCTTGCTGCCAAGCAATGAAGTTGCATAATCATTTCCAAGCGGATCAATTGCTTTTCTGATATCCGCTGTGATATTTGCATTCAACTTGTTGTTTAATTCGCTCAAAACCATATTCATATCACGATTTAAGGTGTTAGCGTATAAACCTTCAATTTGATCCAGCGAAGATTGTTGATCGCCTTGACCGTTTAAATACGAATCCGGAATTTGAAAAGCTTTAGCAATTTGTGTAGAAGTCCAATCAACCTGACTTAGCAGACTAGAAATATTTGATTTGATTTCCAGAGGTGTAAATGTTTCGCCAGGAGCAAGAACAACAGGAATACCACCAGACGTCTGTAATTGCTTCATGAGCGTCTTTGATCTTGCCATCGCATAATTATCGTCAACATTTGCAGGTTCTTGCAAAACACTGTTTGCGGTTACTGATTGAGCCAATGCTTTTAATGTAAGAACATCAGATTGTTTTTTAATATCCAATGTTTTAACCAAAGAATATAGCGGACTAAATCCGGTCATTGCATTCATTGAGAAATATCTCAAATGAATCATATCGGATTGTGGCACATTTTCCATCATGCCAATGTCTGGTTCATCAAAGGAAAGATTATAAGTCAATCCCGAACCGTCTGACAATTCATAAACCTGAACTTGTGATGGTCTCAAATATTCCCAACGAGCATCAATACCATTTGCATTGCGCCAACGATAGGCAAAAGATTCACCGCCTAAAATCATTTGAGCAAACATTGTAACCCAAAACGTTCGAGCGTTTGCAGTTGCAGAAGGATTATCCAAAATGCCTTGTGCTCTTGGACCGTTTGCGGTTAATGTTGCTGTTGCAAGGTCACCTGACAATTGCATTACAGTAGAATGAATATCTGGGTTTTTCAAAGCACGAAAAGCACTGATATAATGATCATTCTTTGGATTCAAGAAATTGATTATGCTTGTCCAGTCGTCAATCGGTGTTCCAGATATTTCACCAGTGGTCGAATCTCTAATATGAAAATTAGAATGAAACAATGGCATTATTTGTCACCTCCTTCTTTGCTATCAATGGCAACTTCTGAAAACCAACCAATCAAAGCAAGAGATAGGCCCGATGTAATCCAAACTATTTTATTAAAGATTAAAAACGCCCCAAAATTGATGCAAACAAGGGCAAAAACAAAGCAAATCACGTCAAAATAACGCCAAAATGCTTTTAAAATTGTTTTGAATATCATGCGAACTCCTTATCTATAAAACCTTTTTGTATGCCGGTTTTCAGCCTTTCTTCATCAGACATTCTCTTGAACTTTTCGAATTCACTGTTGAAATCCGAATAATCGTCAAAGTAGAACATTGCCTGACTTAATGCGTTAACCAGAGAGTCAACAACATCAATCTTGTAACTTGATTTTGGTTTATCAATATACATCCCCACGTTGTTGGTCTTTGTCACAGCGTTTCGCAAGGCTTTTTCCATAATCAGGTCCTTGAAATGTGTAACTTCGCCCGTTATGAACGCTTCCTGCATGAATTTAACCGGATTTTGCAAGTCCGAAGTCTTTTGTGTAATTGCTTCGACAGGCCAACTGGGAAAGTTTCGAGCTACCGTATCTTTTAAATCCTGAATGCGGTAATAACCCAAAATATCGTAACCAAACAAGGAAACCTTTAAATTGTTTGTAGTAACAAAATCCACAAGCCAATCAAATATCTGTTGAACACTAATAATTCCGAATTCATTCTCTGTAATCGAACAGAAACCTTGTTCGGCAAGCTTCCTATACGGCACGTTATCCTGCTTTTCCTTTGAATCAATTGATCCGGCACGCTGCCATGGTATGAAACTGTGTTGCATGAAATGAAATCGTGGCTGATTGTTCTTATCAACATAAGGAAATACAAATCCCAATGCCGAATTATCAGAGTCCATTGAAATATCAAGCCCGATGAATACTTCACGATTTTTAATATCGAATTCATTAATTCGAGTATTCTCAATATCTTTCAGTTTCAAGTAACTATCAGTCTTGACTTGAAGCCACATATTCAGGTTTCTGTTTTGAAATTCGTTTAGCGAACCATCGGCATCCTTTGAGTCTCTTGACTTGATCATGGCATCAAGAACACTGCCGTCTTTATCGAGTCCAAGAATCGGATTGGATTTAATCCACGTCTTTGGTTCACGGAACTCCATCAACGAATCTTGCGCCCAAACCAAACAAAGGTAGTTATCTTCTTTGCGGTCAAAATCCTTTTCCATGACTTCTTTGAGCCGTTGCTCATCGGCATAGAACTTCGTGTCGATACTGTCATAAGCAGTCGATATTTCAATCAATTGATGGTTGTGAACGGTCAACTGCCCTGAGGTAATCTTCCCTAAGTTGTCATACTTTGCATAACGAGGATCACCGGCTTCATCACGAACACAATACAAAAAATGAAACGAATCGAATTGACCCGCTTCATTACTCAAACGAAGTATTTTGTTATGTGTTTTTCTTGACTGAATTCCTAATTCCTGAATCGCAATATCGTATTTCTTAAAGAAATCTTTCTTGAAACCTGAATATTCCTCTAGTCGATGACCGGTAGTTTGTAGATACGGCCATGTTTTTTTCTGTTGCTCAGAAACCGGCATTATGTAACCAATATCGGCATTCATCGTGTTTTTAGTTTCAATCAGAAACGCATACCATAGCAAAATGTTGCAGAGATACGATTTTCCATTCGCACGGGCAACTGACAAAAGCACGCGATCAAATCTTTTATATCCGTATTCATTTCGCCAGCCAACCGCCAAACAAAGAATTGTTTTTTGCCAATCCATCAACGGCAACGGCTTTCCAGCATTGACGTCGGGACAAATCGAAGCAAAGTTTAATATGCGATGGCATTCTTGTAAATCGTAGTGATAAGGAAAATCTTCTTGATTATCTTCAGTACGTCTTAAATCTTGCAAGTGACGAAAGCAGGCGAGCTTGATAAAATATCCCGCTTCCTGTTTGCCACTCAATATTTTGAAAGCATATTTTGTAGCAGGGTCTTTGTATTCATTAATAATAGGAAGGAAGTCAATTGCTTTGAACGCTTTTTCAACATCATGTGTTGAACTCAAATCAACTTTATCAATCAGAATGAACCACCTCCTTTATTAAGAAGGTCATCAACGCTTTCATCATCGCCGTCATCTTTCGGCTGAACGATTTTTTCAAGTTCTGCACGCGATTTAGGAGATAAACCTAACTGACTACCGAGATTGGCTAGCTTAGCCACAGCGTCTGAATAAATCGTTACAGACGGGTTCTTTCGATAACCTGAAAAGTCTTTTGCAATAATCTTTCCGGTGGAATCTTGAACCGAATGATAAATCGCTTGAACTTCTTTATGCTTTTGAATATGGTCATAGGCTTCAAAGTAAATTTCATAAGTAGCGGCATATAAAACTACCAAATTTTCATCAATTTTGTCTAATTTTCCATCATTTTTTAAGTATTTTGCCAAAGTTCGATACATTTCTTTAGCTGTTTCACCTAAATATTTCGGAGGAGTGGTTGAAATTTCGTTCTTTTTAACATTTTTGTTCGTTTTTGACATTAATTTCAATCTCCTTTCACAAAAAAATAGGGAATTTCCCGAAAATAATCAGCCCCCTACGTAAAAAAATTTAAAAAATTCAAAAAAATCGTGATTCATGCATGCTGGGTACGGTCCCCTCAAACATTGCCG